CATCTTCGTCATCTTCGTCATCTTCGTCATCTTCGTCATCTGCGGCAGATTTCATAGATTCCTTTGTATTACCATCTTTATCTAAATCTAAAAAATCAGGTCTAGGTTCGTTAGAATCTTCTTCTATTTTCTTCTTATTTTCTTCATAAATTTCTAATTCTTCCTTATTCATGAAAACAGTTGGCGCATATTCTTCAAGACTTTCTTCTAATCTTTGACCAAGTTTTGCATATAGACGTTCATTCAAAACATCTTTTGCTTGAGTCAATTTATTTTCAAGAATAAGGGGTAAAAGATCATTAAATTTGTTCATTTTGGCTCCTAGATTTTTTTCTATTATTATTTATTTTTTTGTATTTTTCAGACACTACATTCAATAAATTATTTATTGTTTTTGTATCTTTAAGTAAATTTTTAATGCTTTTTGTATCATTATTGGCAAATTTTTTCACTATTTCAAATTGACCAGGATTTATATTTACTTTACTTCTATCTCTAAAAAAAATTGTTATTGGTACTTTAAGTGGCTTTTTTTCTTTGAAAAGCTTTGTAATTCTTTCCTTTTCATGATAATAATATATCATTGAGAAGGTTCCTGTTCTTGTGGCGGACCTTGCATAAGCTGCTGTTGTGCTTGTGCTTGAGCCGCTATTTCTTGTTCTTGTGATATTTCAGCATCTATTTCACGCATAGTCTCATCACTCTGTCGTAAAATATGCTTACGAATATACTTGGATGAGAAATATTTTCCTTCATATGATGCTAGAACATTTAACATATCAACTTTTTCTCTTAAAAGTTCATTTTCTTTCAACTCTGTGAAATATGAATCCTTTGTATAATAGAAATTGATATCTTGATATATCTTTTCCCAATCATTTATAGTACATATACCTTTAAGAATAAGTTGCTTTTTCAAAAGATCAAGGAATAATAAAGAAAATCTTGCTCTTAATCGTTCAATAAATTTATAAAATTTAACTTCATCTCGACTTATTTCTGAAGTTCTACCCATATTAAAACCAGTAGTAGTCTCAAGTCTTGAAATAGGAACATTCAACGCTCTATACAATTTTCTTTGAAGATAATCAACATCTTCCATTTGGCCTAGATTTTGGCCACCATCAAGTGTAGAAATTTCAGTACCTCGACCACCATCTCGTCTAGGAATCCAATAATCTTCTAACATAGTAAGATGAGCACGATCATCTTTTACTTCACCAGTTTTTTGATCATAAACGAGTCGATTTCGATATCGATTCATTAATTCACGCATATATTGTTCAGCTTTATTCTTTGGAAGATTTCCTACATCAATATAAAATATGCGTCGTTCTGGTGCTCTTGTCATTCTATAGATGACTACGGCATCCTCAATCTGACGCAACATATTTAAAGGTCGAATAGCCTTGTGTAAATAGCCTATAACACGTTTTGTGTTCATATCAATAAGGCCAGAGTGTACGTAAGAAATCGAGTCTAATGCGATTTTAAGACCAGATGATGATGTCTGCATGATCGAATCTGCATCTAGATCTGTGTATAGAAAATATTCTTCAACGTTTTTAATAACATTTGTTTGAATATTATTAATTACCTTAATTTCTTTTTCTACTTTTCTTACTTTCTTAATCTTAAGAGGATCAATAAGTCTTAATTCTTGTATGCCTTTTTCTGGTCTTGTTATATCAATTATTGCATGATAATATAATCTTCCATCAATATACCATTTTCTAAAAATTTCATGACCATTATGATTAAACTTCACAAGTTTAAGAATATTTTTAAATTCTTTTTGAATTTTTTCTTTGATTTGGTTTGATAATCCATCCACATTAGATAAATCTAAAAATAATGCATTATTATCTTCATCAAAAACAATGGATTCATTAATTATATCTTCGATTGCCATATCCACTTCTGGATATAATGACATTGATCTATAATGAGATAATTGCGTATTATCATCACGAATAGATCCACCAAAGTCATAGACTGTAGAAAAGAATCCACCAGATTCAGCAGTTATTGTTCCATCATAATCATCTGGAGCCGAAAAAGCTGGTAAATTACTTACTTCTTGTGTTATAGGAGATACATCAGTATCTTTATTCTTACCAAATAAAAAACCAAAAAAATTGTTTGCCATGATACTATTTATGGGTAGAATGTTGCATAATCATATGTTAATGTTACTGTAAATTCAGCAAATACGTCCGTAACATCTTCGGTTAATTCTATAGGTGAAATGTCAATTGGAAATACATTATTTAAAGAGCATATTTTTGTATATCTTGAATCAGATTTTCTTCCATTGATATCATCATATTGAACAGTCCATTCTGATGTATATGCTTTGTAATTCATACTCTTATGTTCACCATCATTAATATAATCAATCCATTTTTGAAATATTGTTCTTAAATCTTCATTATCTAACGAGGAAGTATAAACTTGAATCGGCCAATCCGCTGCTGCTCTTTCAGCAGGAAATTTGATTGGTCTACCTCTATAATTTAGATTTACAAGACCAACACTTGATCCTGGAAATTGACTTGCTTTGCAATAAATCTCAAGTGACTTGTTTATGCCACTTGAGGATAAATTTGGTATTGCTGGTAATAAACCAGTGATTTTAAATCTATTGGCTTTTACACCAAAAAAGGATTTTCTAAACGTATCTATTCCCATTAAATATATTCCCAGTAATCATATGTAAGAGTCAAAGTAAACTCTGCAAATGTATCTGGTGTATCGTAGCTTAAATCAATTGGAGAAATATCTATTGGAAAACAATGTACTAATTTAACCTTACGCTGATAATTTGATGGAGATGTAGAAGTTGATGTACCAATCGCCATATCCATATAATGTACTTCCCAATCAGAAGTTAAGTCATAATTAATTTGATGTGATTCTCTGGTATCCATTGAATCAATCCAATTTTCCATGAGCTGACGAATGTTTGATAAGCTTGAATCATATACTTGAACTGCCCAGTCTGTATAAGTTCTTTCACCAGAAAACTTTATAGGTCTTCCCTTATAACCAACCGGTATAATTCCGATGCTTGAGCCAGGAAATGATGAGGCTCTAGCATAGATGTTAAAGGCTTGAATATTTCCAGCAGCAGGTGATTTACCAATAATCTGGAATCTATTTGCCCGTACACCCTTAAATTGTGATCTAAAATTGTTTAAACTCATTGTTGTTTCCTATTTTAGAGTATTGAACTTAAATCTTTATTTGTGAGAGTTAGTCTTACGAAATTAATTGATGGAATCGGTTTGACTAAAACATCCGCAACGAAATTCTTGGCCTCAATGATTTCAGGCGTATTATTAGTTTCATCACAAATAATCTTATATTCTGATATACCTCTTGCTGCTTGTACTTCTCTCAATACGCTGTCGGCAGCAGAAACAAAACTTGATCTTGTTACTTCATCATTCTGTTCAAACAAAACGCCTCTGGCGATTGGTCCAAGACTTCTCTTAAGATAAATGAACAATCTAGCAACGTTAATAGACCCAAGTGTTGAAGTTCCAGTATAAAGTGATTTATCACCAAACAAAAGTGTGCCTTCACCTGGAACATTGAATACTGGATTTACTTTATTAGAATATAGACTACCTTTATCGGCTTCATTTAAAATCTTAGTAAGGCCAGCAACATTATTAATTCTACCTCTTCTTGCTCCTGCTGGAGAGTACCAAGGATATGAATCTCTGTCTGTTCTAATTATACATCCAGCAACATCTGGTGCTAACGATGATATAATCAAATTAGTAGGATCACCAGCTGCATTAAAATGTTTCTTTTCACCATAAACAGCACAAGTATTTTCACCATATGTTGATGATGGAGCTGTAACTGATGAAGGTGCGGTGGTAGATTGAACACCTAAAACACCAAAAACAGGCAATGGACCAGAGGCTCTTGCATTTACAACATTATTTACAAATGTTTGATATGATGCAGAAGTACCACCTTGGAACACAACATCAAAATCTAATTCATAAAAATCTCCAGATCCACCAGAATCTTGCCAAGACACATAACAAGGAGCACCATATTGAAGAAAATTATGTACGTGATACCACTCATCAGTCCAACCAGTAGCACCATTAGTTGCAAGATCAACGGCAGCTAATGTTGCTCCATTAGTAGCTGAAAATCCTGGATAATATGTATTATAAAAATTTGTTAACCTATTAAACCAATCATTTAAATTTTCAACATAGTAATATCCTTGTGCCAACTCTGCTGCATCATAACGAAATAATTTCATTGAAATTGTACCACCTTGGCCTAACATTGCGCCAACAGCAGGTGATGTCAACTCAGATGTAGATCTGGTGAGTGACTCGTCAAGAATTCTTACAGTTACTCCTGGGTAGCTGCTCATATTTTTCTCCTATTATTAAATATATATTTTTTTACATATTTTCACTAGAAAATCCAGAATTGTGTGGCTATTTTATTATTCTTGTCGTTTCGATCAAACCATACGTCGTTGTTAGAAACTTCACCTATCTCACCTCTACCATCCTCTATAAATCCAAAAGGAACAATTTCAGCCTCTATTTTTTCAATTTCATCATTGAACATTTCCACACGAATATCTTTATTTGTAAGTGTTTCAAAAAAATCCTGACGTGTAGCCCATGAAAATAATACTAAACACATAACCAAGTCATCTGTATGGCCGTCATCTGCTCTAAAGGAAACTCCGTCCGCTATAAATGTTGTCAATTCATCAATAGTATCAGAATCATCTACAACCATCTTATCCTGTTCGATAAGATTCTTTAAAATTGCACAACCAAGTTTCTTAACGGGATTTGTTGTTCTAACTCCAAGTAGTAGTCTATTACCACCACCAATTTCAGTTATAGTTTGACCCTTTGTTCCTTTGAAATTTGATTTTATGAGATTCTCATATTCTAGATCATTATGAAGAATATCAGCAACCTGAGATCCAATATCATTTACTTCAACTAAAACATATGCATTATTATATTTTTTACCTACGGCTCGTATATATGACGGAAGAAGAAGAGGAGATACCACATTGCTCTTAAATCTTGCTACGATTCGATAAGGCATGGTAGTAATATCAAATACTACGAATGCGCTATTATCCTTTCCTTGACCTCTGGCGACATCTACAGTGATAAAATATTGATGATCTGGATTTTCTTTTTCATCTGTTCCCTTTATTGGCTCTTGATATACAACTAATCCTTCACCATTTCTATGTCTCGGTTTTCCATAGCTTAATTGATTTAATTTATTTGCATCAATAAGGGTATTTGCAGAACCAACAAATGAGCAATTATATTCAGCATCAAATTGTCGTTCAGATGTATTTTTTATTTGTTGTTCTTTCCATACATCATCACGTAATGGACCACCTGGATATTGAGGAACATCTCTCCAACTTACTTCAAATGGAACATATTCACTTTGTTTGGAAATAGCTGCTTTCCACAATTGATAATACATATTCAAACCTTTTGGGGTTGAAATTATTATCATCTGTGTACTTTGACCAGCTGTAATTGTTGGATATACTGATGAAAAGAATTCTTCAGCAACTGTTGTAGGTACGAATGCAAATTCATCAAGAAAAATGCAATTGTGTACTAATATATTATTAGCAAAGAATGAATGAGTATCTGTTACTTCAAGTAAATCATAAACATGAGAATCATCATCATTAATAATATCGACTAAATGTAATATATTATTGCTACTAATGACCTCATGATTTTTATTTAATTTTTTAGCTTCAATGAAGCCATCATTAGTTGCTATTTTATGATCTTCTGTACAAATTAATTCGGAATTATTATCAAATAATAACTTTATTGTTGCTCTATTATGTGTTTTTGAGATTCCTCTAAAACTTTTAAATCCGTCTGCTGTGAGAACTTCCCATCTATTAGTTTCTTTCCTTTGTTCCACGGACCACCATTTTTTTGTATCCGTAATAAAGCTGCTTGGCGCATTTTTTCTTTTGCTTCTGGTGATCGTTTCATTCCGCGATGTGTTAATGCTGTCTTTTTGATTTTTTCTGGATTCTTGTTTATTTTGTCCGAGTGTTCTTTTGTTTTC